GGAAGGCCCTTCCGTGGTATTTGTAGTAGGCTCTTCCGTGGAGTTTGTAGTAGGATCAACGGATTGATAGCAATTAATATAATCGTCGCTCGGGTATAAGCAATATACAGTTACTTCTTCATAGTCGTCCTCCCATTCTGCTAATGGTGAAGGTTCATAACCATTATCTTGGCAACAATTAGGGGCTGGTGTTGTAGTGGTAGTGGTGCATTTACCGGTGTCACCACCTCTTTCACCCTCGAAGAAGTCATAAGATGGTCGCGCACCAGCACCTGTTCCGCCTGGGCCAAAATATTCACCGGTTACTAAATAACTTGGATCTTTTTGTGCACATCCGTAGTCTGAATTATAATATGAAGTGCCACCACCGCCATCGTCAGTGTAGTAGAACGTGACTGTCGAGGCATCGTCTTCGCATGAAGTGTAATGAACCTCTTCACCGCACGGCGAAGGTGTTGTTGTAGTTGTGCAAATTTCTTCAGTGACATCTCTTACACCATCGGAAAACAAATCGCCGCCGCCTTTGTCAAAGCACAAAAGGCATTTGGGCCAGCGTTAAAGACCTCTACGAACCCGCATTTTCGTAGCAAGTACGCTGACCTATCCAACTGCATTGAGGCCGTTATTGGGGCTTTAAACGACAACGGCATTGGCTTGATGCAACGCACTTATGACTGTCCAACAGGCGTGATGGTTGAAACAATCTTTGTCCACGAATCAGGGGAAGTCATGGAATGCGGAATGCTTCATGTGCCAGCCGCCAAACAAGACCCCCAAGGGTATGGCTCGGCCTTGACCTATGCGCGGAGATATAGCCTTTTAGCCGCCACTGGCCTCGCCCCAGAAGATGACGATGGCAATGCTGGTTCACGCCGCACAGAAACGCCACAGATTGACGTAGGAATGATGGCAGACCACATAGCCGCCATCGATGCCAGCGCCAACAAGGAGGAGTTGCAAACCGCCTACAAAGCAGCCTATGACGCTTGCAAGGGCGACCAGAATTGGATTGCCAAGGTCATCAAAGCCAAGGCAGACCGCATTGCCAAAGCAAAGGAAAAAGCATGAGTGACGAACAACGCACAGAAGAATGGTTTGCTGCCCGTTTGGGCAAGGTCACCGCCAGCAGGGTCAATGACGTTATGGCTAAAACCAAAACAGGCTATTCCGCAAGTCGGGATAGCTACATGACCCAATTAGTGCTTGAACGCATTACCCAAACCAAAGCCGAAGGGTTTACCTCCCAGGCTATGCAATGGGGGGTTGAACAAGAACCATTTGCACGTGCCGCTTATGAGGCCGCACAGGGCGTTATGGTGGAAGAAGTGGGGTTCATACCTCATCCCACGATTGACATGGCTGGTGCGTCCCCTGACGGCCTTGTGGGAGATGATGGCATGGTAGAAATCAAATGTCCCGAAAGCAAGGGAATGCTGGAAACCTTGCTAACCCAAAAAGTACCCGCCAAATACTTTGCACAAATGCAATTTCAAATGGCTTGTACTGGGCGCAAATTCAACGATTACTGTGTTTTTGACCCAAGAATGCCGCCCAAGGCACAGTTGTTTGTGACCCGTATCCAACGTGATAACGCATTTATCACCGAGATGGAGGCCGAGATTGTCAAATTCTTAGCCGAGGTCGATTCCCAAGTTCAGCAGTTAAACCAATACATTGAAAGCCAGCCATGAGTAAAGTCAAAAAAGAAATCACCGCCATTGTGGGCCAGTACACCAACAGAGAAGGCCAGCAAAAGAACCGCTATCAGCGCATCGGCAGCATCATTGACACTCGCAATGGCGAGATGCTCAAACTGGATGTAATCCCTTTAAAGGAAAACGGTTGGGACGGTTGGGCATATCTAAATGACCCCAAGCCCTACGAACCCAAGGGCTTGCCAGCAGATAACGATGACGATCTGGCGTTCTGACCATGCTTACATTTCCAAGGGCAAGAAATTCTGACCCGCTGACCTCATTCCAGGCAGCGGATTCAGCCAAGGAATTGGCTAACAAGCACGGCTTGTTGATTGTGGATTGTCTCCAGCGTTTTGGCGCAAGGGGCAAAGATGGCATTGCTGAACTAACTGGGTTAGATGGCAATCAAGTTGCACGGCGGTTGCCTGAGTTAGCCAAGATTGGTTTGGTGGAATTGACTGGGCAAGTCACCAAATCAAAGTCAGGCAGGGCAGAACGTGAATGGCGGTTTGTACCTGTACAAAGGAAGTTGATATGACGGAAGAAGATGAAGCATTTGAGGATTTAGCCAAGCGGCAAGGGGATTGGGGTATGCAGGGTTCACGCAAACACCAGATCATGCGCTTTGCTGAAAACGCTGAACGCAATGCCGTCATTGAAGAGATTGCCCAAGAACTGGACAAGTTTGGTGGGCCTTTTGGCAGGGACACCGTTCAATCGTTTGCGGCTTTTGTGAGAGGAATGAAAAAATGAAACAAGATAAAAACATCAATCTGCACAAACAATTCGGACCTAAAGTAAGGACACTTTAATGAAACATCTTCTCTTAACTTTGTTGGCCGCTTCCACAGTAGCGCATGCCGACAATTTTGCCGAAACCGACAATCAAGCTGGCGGCAAGATCACCATAATGACTGACGTGTGCGAGGCTGACAAAGCACAGTCCCGCGCTTACTTCTACACCCGTGACGGGCTGACTGAGGAGGGTTGCTGGAAGTATGACGCTGAAACAATCGTCATCGTCTGGGAACGCCAAGGCAAGCGTCGCTATCCCATCAACATGTTCTCACTCATGGGTGGGTATCGTAAATTCAAGGCGTTTTAATTGCTGAAAGCGAGGGAAGCATGACACAAGAAATCATCCAAATGGCTAGAGACTCAGGCATGCATTTGTATGGTCTTGGAAAAGACAGAGCGCGGTTCGTTCATCACCTTGAAACCTTCGCCAAACTGGTAACGGAAGCAGAGCGAGATGAAATATTGCAAGCAATAACTGACCAAGAAAATCAACCAAGTCAATTTGGCACAGTCACGCTTGAATACCACCAAGAAAAAATGAAACAGTGGGAAGACTTGTTTGATCGAATGAGCGCAAATTTTGAAAGGGCAAGCGACAAAGCGATAGCACAGCGCATTGTCCCTCTATACACCATCTCACCACAGCGCACAGAGCAAAATTTTTGTTCAAGGTGCGGTAAGCGCACAAAAGACATGACGCACATCCACACTTGCACACCACCACCACAGGAGGACACATGATTGGCCTGTTTTTAATCCTATGCCTTGGATCCGCCATAACCATTGTGGTTGCTTGGGTCTTTGTGCAAATCATCCTATGGATGCAGGAATAAAGCCCGTTCATCTTGGCGGCGTTTAACCAGCCCAGGCAGGACTTTGCCACCGCCCTTGGTGTACTTCAGGAACTCATCCCCAGCACTCGTCTTGTCACCTCTAAGCACCTTTTGGCGTAGCGTTGAACGCTGGGTTGTTCCCAAGCCGCAGTTAAAAGAAAAAGAAACAAGACTATCAAACATCCCTTGGCTGAGATCGACAGGAAATAAAGTGTGTACTCCGCGCTCAAACCTTGCAATATCGTTTCTGAGAATAGCATTTACTTCTTCTGCTGAAAACGTGCGGTTATCTTCTGGGCGTAGCTGATAAGCATCTCTTTGATCGACTGGCATTTTGCCTTGATCTGGGTATAAAACATGACCGACTCCTATTGTCCAAAGTTTTGCTGGGCAACGGTAAGGCTTAAACCTCACCCCTTCATGATGTTTGACCATCTCCACAGCTTTGGGGCTGATGTTCATTTTCTGGCAAACGCCTGACCGCCAAACCAAAAACTGACGATGCAAGCCCAAATGATTTGCGTTTCATCATCCCACAAATGATTTAGTGCCACATCAAAGGCTACATCAGTGTGCCATGCGTAATAAAAACCAAAGACCTCAACAAACATAAACATCAAAAACATTCCGTAAGTAATGACGCTACGGGTTGCCGCCCTCATGTCAATCACCCAGGTCGATGCACCCTGCCCAAGTGCCACATCATGGGCATATAGGGCTTGGCGTTCCTGCATCTGAGTCTGCGCCATCTGCACATCTGCGTTGATCTGTATCTGCTCAGTCTGTATATGCTCAATGCGTTCTTGCGCTTCAAGGCCAGCTTTCTTAAGGGTCAGTTCCCTCTCAGTCTGCATTGCCGCCAGAGCAAGTTCATGCTTTTTGTCGGACTTATCTTGGATGAATTCCAGAATCTTGGGCAAGCCGCCCATGAGGAAGCTGATGAGGGATGAAAATAGAGTGAGCATTATTTTTCCTTTATACGGCGGGTGAGGCCCATTTTCTCTTCGATGATGGCAATGTGCATTCGGTTGACCTGAATGTCATCCCGGTTCTTTTGCACTTCTTTTTCCAAGTCTTGGCGCAACTTTTCACGGGCCAACTCTGCGCCCGTGTTGCTTGCCTGCTTGTTGTCTGAGGTCACCACTAAGCTGATCTTGTTGTTCAGGATGGTTACTTCATGCGACAGGGTGGAGAGGGCGTTCATCAGGTAAACCACGCAAGTGAACAGGATGGGTAAAAGGGCAAACGCAATCTTTTCAATTAGGGCCGACTTGGCTTCCAATTTTTCCGTCATCTTTTTTCCTTTCGTCTTCGATTTGCTTACGCAGTTTTTCGGTTTTTTCCATCTGGGCTTTGGCTTCACGCCTTACCACCATCGTATCCATGTACATCATGCCAACAAGGGGCAACACCAACACAAAGACAAGTGCAAACAGAACTAAGACCAGAAGGTATCCAAACGACCCTGATGATTGAGACTTATCATCCACATTAGGCATATCAGGTATCCTGTTACGAAAACCACCGCCACCGTTTCCAGCACCCTGTCCAGTATCTGATTTTTTAACCTTTGTCGCCGCCATGCTTTCACCCGCTTTTGATGCAGTTCCAGAGCCGCTTGCTCTGATTTCTGGTCCAACAGCTTTTGGTACTCTTCAACAATTTCACGCCAGAGATCGGGTTGGCCCATCTCCCAGCGCACCATTTTCTCAAGGTCGGCATAAAACTGCTTGGTCTGCCTGAGAAACATCACATTGTCTATGGCTTGTGTGGCAAGATCGTCTTTGATTCCTTTGCGTTTGTTTTCTTCTCGCTGAAACTCTGCTTTTTCATGACTAGATTCAAGTTCCGCTTGACCCTTGAAGAAGTTTGACAGTGCACCACCAACCTCGCTGGTAATCTTGGTCAAGTCATTGCCAGTTTTCTTTAGGTCTTGATAAACGGCAACGCAACCCTTTATGCCTTCATAGGCACTTTTGCAGAGTGCGAATGCCGTGATGGGGTCAATTTACAACCCCAGAATTTTTTTGACAAGTTCACCAGCAAAACCAGGGCCAAGCAAAACAGCCGCAATCACCACATAAAGCAAATACTCAATGCGTGTCATGCGCTGGGAACCAGATGCAAACGACTTTTCAATCGCGGTGTACCTTTCAGCACAAACTGCCTCATGTACCGCCAGCCGTGTTTCGGCATCCTCAGGCATCAAATGCCCTCGCCCTGCACGATGTACACAGTTGCCGCCGCTGATGCAAGACCGCTGAAATACGATGTGCGCGCAAAGCGCAAAATCTCCACAGCCCCAGGCACAAGCACGATGGCTGGACTTGGGTTTCCTGAGACTGGGGCAACAGCATTTGCCGTAGCCAGTGCCGCAGTTGTACCAACGCCCAAAAACACCGTATAAGTGCTGTCATTGATGATGCGATATTGACCCGTGCCCTGTGCATCCAACCTGCCGCTTACCAACGCCTGAACGCCAGTAGGCGCAACAGCCGCCGCAGGAACTACTACGGTCTCGCCGAGTGGGGCAAATGCGATTTGTGAATTGGTAGACATCTTGAATCCTTTTTAAACTATTGGCATACGAATTGCAGAAAATACAATATCTTGTGGTGCACCGCTTGTTTGAGTTACTCTAACGTTTTTTCCAGATACTGTAATAGAAATATTTGCACCATTAGCGTATCCGCTTAATTGACAATTTGTAGAATCATCGATAACAAATGTGCTTGCAACATAAGCAGAACCACCGTTAGGAACCAAAACAGTCAACATATATGACCCGTAAGTTGACACAAACATAGTTGTGGCGGTCGCTGTTGCAACTGCCGTCAAAGTGCCTGCAACTGAATAAAAACCAGTAGAAGATAATTGTGGTGCGTTATATTTATATCTAGGTGATGAATCAACGATAACGTTGTCAAGTTTTGTATTTGTTCCGCTGTCAGTCAAACCGTTACTTGCCGAAATGCTTGTATCAGTTATTGAATTGAGATTGCCTAAATTTGTAATTGACCCAAAAAAACCACCAAGTATTTTATTTTGGCTAGATGTTGAGCTGAAAGTAAAACTATCGGAACTTACTGGCCCTAATCCACCTTCAAAATTATTTCCAAAACCCCCAACAATTACATCGTTTCCTTCAAAATCAATGTTTATAAAAGTATTTTGATTAAAGTTTGCAAGTGTCTCAAGGCCATATCCAGTGTTATATTCAGAAGAACCACCCATAATTAAGTTGGTGAATCCATTAACACCTTTAATCCCAGACCCCGAAACGCCTTGAATGTTTGGATTAATAATTGTTACGGCACAAGTGTCAGGGTAAGGGTGCGTTGCTGAAACTGGCAACCCCATTAAAATACCATTTACAGGTTGAACGGCAAACCCTGACGAACCCCAGTCATAATTGTAAACTGTTGGATTTAACATGGTTCCAAATACATTGAATCCTGTTGCAATGCCAGCCAAAGTTACATTGCCAACGCTGATATTCAACAATTGATATTTTGTATAAAAGTTAATAAGTATGCCGTTTGTGGCTGATGCTGTGCCTGATACGGCAAAACTATCAAGCGTTGTGTATTGTTTTAATCCAGCACCTGCTGTTCCAACCATTTCAATGCAATTTCCAATTCCATTAAATTGCAATACAGTTGAACGACCTTCACCACAAACAATAAAATTGTCAATTGAAAAATTTAACGTTGTTTGATACGCATAAGTTCCTGCTGGAATAATAAGTTTACCACCGCCATTTGCTGTAATTTTTGCAAGTGCAAGTCCAAATGCAGTATCATTTTGTGCAGCCGTATTAGACGGGGAAGCGCCAAAATCCAATACGTTTAACGGCGCACCCGTTATCATTGAGTATGATGCTTTTGTTAATGACATGATTGACCTTTTGCTAAAATTACATTATTTTAAACAACAAAATACATCGCAAGTCAATTATTCCGCTGTCTCATCAGCAGGAAGCGGGACATTGCCATCTTGAATCCAGCGCAAATATTCAACATAATCTGAATTTTTTTCATCCATTGGAATAAATGCACCGTCAGACAAACGCTGGACTGCGTTGACTTCATTTGCTGTAAATGATTTTTGTAGTTTATACATTTATAACTCCGAAGAAAGTTCAAGAGAAGATGCACTAGCAGCGTTTTGGTAATGCCTTGCACCATTACCAGTTGTCAACCCTGAAGCAACGCTTGCTTGATACATGATTGTTGTCGGAGACATGACATCTGAAACCACAGCAGTGACTGCTGTTCCTGCTGTGCCAGTAAATGTATCGGTTGCGCCATTAAATGTGAGTGTAGGGGTAACCCGCATCATTACTGGAAGATTTATTATGATTGCTGTTGTTGTTGTGCTTGTGCAAAGACCTACTCCATAAGGCTGATAACTTACATTATTTGATTTTCCAATTTGTTGGTAATAACGTTGAGACAAAACCAATTCTGTTCCATAAGGACGATCATCATAAGCAATTGCAGTTGCACCTTTTTCAAGCTGTACGCTATCAATAATCCATGTTCCACTTGTTTGCGCCCCTACGGTAAACACAATTTGAATACCAGTTGTTGCGGCACTTGGAATAGTTATATTTGCTAAATATCTTACTCTTGACGATGTAACAGTAAATGTTCCCGTTGCAATTGATGTAACTGTTGGACTTGCCAATGTACCAAAAGCATCAGTTGTGTTTGCGTAAGAAGCAGTCCATGTCACCGTTGTCAGCAAAGAATTTGAAATAAAACACGACAATGTTGCAGTGTTATTTGCCAAATCAAAACAATTTGCAGATTCAATACGTTGACCAAAACCAATGGCCGTAACGCTTGCCGCACCCGTGAATTGATATTGGTATTTTGATGACGTATACGCTCCCGCAATTTGCTGGCCTGTAACGTTTGCGCCAGTTGAATAGGCATACCATCTGTCAACAGTGTATGCAAGTGCTGCCGCCGCAGTAATTGTTTGTGATGCGCCAGCATTGCGTTGATCTACAGCAAAAGACCCATTTATGAAACGGTTTCTGTATGCCATGCCCATGCCGTAACCAGCACCTCCAATAGAAGGCGCGGCGGTCATTAAAATAGTATCTGTTCCAGCGTCACCCAACACTGTATTGCCTGTTGTAGTTATACCTGTTGAAGTTATTGTTCCACTAACATCAAGTTTTGTAGCTGGACTTGCTGTACCTACACCGATACGATCATTTGTTGCATCGGTAGTAAACAAATTGGTATCTGCATCACCTTCAATCCGTACGTTAAATACAGCACCGATCTCGTTAATCACAAGATTGGTTGTGCCAATAATCATCTTTTCAGTTAACGTACCAGCAGTCGCAGTCTCAAAATGAAGCTGGCCCTGTTCAGCGGTTGACGTGGGACTGAGGATAGATCCATGAATTAAACCGTAGGCTTGTTTGTTACCTGCTGAATCTTCACCATTAAATCTAATTTCACCCAACGTGTCAGATGCCGCTGGTGTTGCTGAGTCTCTATACAACTCAAGCAATGGTGATGCTGTTGCACCTGCATCAGTTGATGTCAGAGTTACGTTTGCAAAGTTGCCATCTGAACCACCCTCAACTCTTTGCCAGACTGCGCCGTTATATGCTATCCAGTCACCAGTACCAAAGAATAACTGAACACCACCAAAGGTCTGCGTTCCAGCAGTGCTGACCACATAGTAATCACCCTTTGCGCCAGTGCCATCTGCCAAAGTTGGCGTATTGCTTGAGGCATTCCATGTGCCTTTGTAGTTCAAAGCACCAAGTGCGTTTGTGATTGTTGAAATTGCTTTTAACATGGTTTATTCCTCAGAATACAAATTCAATGATAGAGTTAAACGGTGGTGCTTGTGTGAATGTTACATTGCCACCAGCAAGGGTATATGTATTTTGGTTTTGATACACGCCATTGATGTAGATAAGACTTGGCACAAAAGCAACAGAAAACACTGTCTGCGTTCCAGTACCAGTTGCATTGACTACAAAACCACCAGCGGAACCAGGAAAAGCATTGCCGTTTAGCGATGTATAAACCACCGTGCCGTTCTTGTTCTGCACTTGGATAGAGTAATCACCATCAGTGTAAATGCGACTTGGTGTGCCTTGGTAGACAGGATAACCACCACTTGTGCGGATGGGTTGGACAGCAGTGATCGTTAGTGCTGAATCCCAATACGCCACAATCGGGTTGGTGATCGGGTTCAGGTTGACAGTGCCAATCCAGATGTAGCCATCTTCAAGCGGCTGTCCATCAGCATCCGCAAACGCTGGGTATGGTGGTTCTACTGATATTGCGGACATTTATTCATTCTCCTGTGTGTCAAGGTTGACCAACCCTACGTTTAAGCAATTCTTCCATTGCCTTGACTGCGTTTTCTTTGTTGACACCACGTAGATTCTCTGCTTTTTCAGCAAGTAATTCAAATGCTCTTTGTGCAAATCTACCTCTGGCAATTTCAACACCAGTTTCCATAGCTTCAGCTACTTGGCCTTTTAGAGAGGTCTGTGCCGCCGCACCAAACATACGATCAAGTTCATTGACAAAAATCAACTGATTAACTACATCATCATCAATCTTCATGCCATATTTTGTGGATGTTTGATTGGCTTTGTCTAGGGCATCAATTAGATTAGCCCGTGTGCCGTAGTTGCTGGTTAACTTACGCATTGCCACACCAAGGGCTTTATTGGCATTTTCAGAATCAAAATCAATTTGTGTTCCTGCGGCTTTTTGTAAGTCATCAAGGGCAGTGATTGTGTCAGCATACTTTTCATTGGCGGCTTTGTAAACCGGGAACTTATCGCCAAGTGATTGATTGAGGTTTCGGCGCAAATTCTTTACAATTTTTTCAGCCTCAGCGGTCAGAGGATTGGCTAAGTTCTTTTTGCCATAGTTGACCTGAGTGTCAATGAAACGCTTGGCATCATGAACACCAAGAGCATCTGGCGCATCAGTTTTACTGAGTCGTTTCAAAACAATGTTTAGCAGTCTCTCTGCACCTAAATCACCTTCAATGCGTGAGCCTTGCAAGTTAACTTTAGCAAGTCCTCCTTGGCCTATTTCCACCTTGACACCAATAGAACCAAGGTCGTCCAAAAATGTGTTAACAGCCGGGTCAAAATCAACTGACTGGCCTCGCAGTCTAGTTTGAGCAATCCGATCAATGGCCTTGCCTGATGTTTTATTGGCTTTATCTAAAAAATCAATTCTTGTTTGAACTGTGTCACCCAAAATATCAGCGGCACGATTTATAGCGCGGAACTTTTCGTTCTTTTCGCCCATCTTGAAGATGTTAAGCATCTTCGTCATGGCCTGACGGTCTTTGTCAGATGCGGCCTTGATACTGGCTATCGTGCCATCTTTCCAGCCCTGCTTTATGGCTGATGCGGCTTCATTGTCGGGAACGGCCTGTGTGCCTGATAACCTGTACTTTACTAATTCAACTGAATCAGGGTTTTGGGTGATTACTTTTCGCAACGTTGCTGACTGTTGTGGTGAAATTTTTTCGCCAACAGTTGCAACAATACTTTGCAAAGATTCTTTGGTCGTTGGCGCAGTTGGCGCATCATAGCCAAGACGTAGTTGTTCAATGGTTACTGGTTCAATACGCTCACGGATACCAGCACCTGCTGGGGCAATTTGTTTTGCAACTTGTTGTGTTACAGCCCTCGTTGCCGCTGGAATTGAAGGTACTAAAGCCCCACCAATAGTTGCGGCAATCTGACCAACAGGCCCAGCCCCAGCTTCTTTTGCAATACCACCAGCCGCCCCAGCCGTGCCCCCAGTGAGTGTTTGAAACCCTGGCGTGCTTGCCATCATCCGCCCAACTTCACGGGTTACCGGACCTGCGGCGGCGGCTTCCACTGCTTTACCCAATGCAACACCACCAGCACCACCACTTGCGCCAGCCGCTGTGGTTTGCACAATGCGCTCTGCGGCGGTGCGAGGTTGAGCAACACCCACACGGGTCAACAAATCTTCAAGCGCATCTGTTGGCAAAGTGTATTTTGTGCCGAAAATAGTATTTACACCGCTAATAATTGGATCGCCAATCAAACCTGCAAGGGTAGCCGCACCTGCACCAGCAATAGCACCAGGAATGGCTCCAACGCCAGCAAAAGGCGCACCCATAGCAGCGCCAAGCATTGCACCAGCCGCAGGTAACGCCACGCCCCTAGTTGCCGCACCAGCAAGACCTGTTGCTGTTGTTGATGGTTCTCTTGCTTCTTCTACTCTTCCACCTAATTGAATTGCAAGTGCGTCCAAGTCAACGGCTTGTTTAGCTTGGGGTTGAACCACTTGGCTTGCTTGTGCAGATGGCGTGAAAAAAGCACCTGTTGCCTCGTCATAAAAAGTGCCCGGTGGCTTACTATCAGCAAGCGAAATAGGCAATAATTTATAACCCTCTGGCGGTGTTATATTTGCGCCAGCAGCACTTTCGGCAAAAATAGGCACACCACCAATTTCAACTCGAAATGGCTCATTTGCTTTTGGCGCAGTCACTGCCGTACCGCCAAACTGCTTTGCAAGTGCTTCGTAGTCTGTTGCCATTAGTTAATCCCGGCGGCTTTTTTAAAAGCATCAGCAGCATCTTGTGTTGGAAAACTAAAGGTTTTGCCACCCACTGTTATGGTTATTTCTTTTGCCGCAGTTACGCTTTCCTTTGTTGGTATTCTGTAATCTGTTGGAGCCGCCCTACCTGCTCGCGCTTTTAAAGAATCCAAGTAAACAGGAATTGCGGCTAATTTTTGCCCCACTACCGCCGCACCATCAGTAAGCAGTGGTGTTAATTCCTCCAGCTTTTGCTTTGCTTCGTCCGCATTGACACCAGCCCCAGTTGCCGCACGCAGTAATGCCTCAGATAAGGAACTAGCCGCCTGGACAAAATTTTGGCGATCAGCACCACGCGCTATATTGCCAAAAATTGCTTCCCCCACTCCGGGTTCTTCTGCACCTGTGCGTTTTCCCTCTTTTGTATACATCGCACTTAACATATTTTTATAAGCATTATCTGCCTGTGACAACCAACCAGCGGCTTTGCGTTCATCTTCTGTGGCATTACCTACATTTGCACCTGTATTTTTGCTTGGCAAAGGGACACCTTTTACTGCGGCCTCATAATCAAGTTTAAGCATCTTTCCAGTTTCAGTAAGATTTCTGGTTTCAACTAAAAACTTATTAGTTTGTGCTTTTGTAAAATTTAAATCTGCGGCACGCTTAATGATGTCATCAATTGCTTTACGCTCTGCATATTTGGCAGTGATGGCAGCTTCTGCCGCTTGTGCAGTTTCAAGATCACGTTTAATTACTAATCTTTCAGCCTCAATAGGTTCGTTTTGCAATTTAATGCGCAAATCTGCAACTTTGGTTTGCGCCTCAGTTATTGCTTGTTTTGTTTTTGCCTGTTGTTCCCCAAATTCCTCTGGCGCAAGTTTTTGCTTCTGCAAAGATTCAGCAACCTTTGCAAATTTTTCAGGGTTAAGCAAAGTCAAAGAAAAATTTGTCTGTGCTTGAGCTTTTTTTACTCTGTCTGGGTCTTCGGTATTCGACAGAATTTGTTGTATTTGATCATAAACCGTTGTTGGTAAGTTTGACCCTTTTCTTGCCTCAATTGTTTTATTAAGAACGCCAAGCGCAATCTCTGGTTTACCATTTTCAAGTGCTACGGCTACGTCTCTGCCAATATTAAATTCGGCATCTTGTTGTTCTGTTGTAAATCGACTCGCCACATCTTTTACTACTTCTCTTTGTTGCGGGTATTTAAGAGCAAATTTATTAAATTCACTTATTGAAGGATTACTTAATACTGTTTCCAAATCAGTTGCATAAGCCGCCTTGATTGCTTCAGCTTGCGTGCGTTTTTGACGTTCGGCTAACGCTTGACCAAAACCTTCAAACTGTTTAGCCAAATCTAACTGTGGGGCCATCCCCATATAATTTATTGGTGGTTGTAGTGGATTGATTGCCATGATTAAAAGAACCCTGAAGCTACTTTGCCGATGCTAAGAATGTCGCCAAAGGTTTGTCTTCCAACATTACCTCTTGCTACTTGACCACCAGCGGTGGCTTGCCCTTGGTTAGCTAAAAGATTTGCGATGTTGGATGCGGATGTCATGCCAGCCGCAGCTTGCCCAGCAGCGGATGCTTGCCCTCTTGAAAATATATCCCCCGTAACACCTAATCCAGTAGCGGACAAACCACCTAAACGACCATATTGTTCGCCTATAAGTTGATTTAACAACTCTGGGCGAAATTGTGCTAAAGCCCCTTGTATATTGCCACCCCTCAAACCACCAGTAGCTGAGGCCCTTTGCAGTAATGCTCCTTCGCCTTGTTCTGCAAGTTCTTGGAATCTAGCACCCCCACTAATGCGCTCAATAGCGGCACGTTCTGCATCTGGTCCACGCAAGCCCAAAAGTGCTTGCTGTTGTTCAAATGATCTAGCCCCAGCTTCTTCAAAAGGCGAGAGTCTTGTTAGCGCCCCAGTGCCAGCCGTTACATAGGGTGACATCAGTTCAATGAATTTGTCAAACTGTCTTTTCTGTTCAGTAATACCAGCACCTGCCGCAGCCGCTTGAGTTGCCGCACCTCTTTCTGCGGCTTCTCCAGCTTGCTTTGCGCCAGTTATGCCGCCAAATATATCACCAATTAAATCACCAATAAAGCTCATATTGCGCCCCATTCCTGTCGGGTCATGCCCAACATATAGACATCTTTAATGACACCATTTTGCACACAAGCACAACGTCTACAACCCTCGACTTTGAATCCTAACTTGATGCAAAAGTTTTTTGCCATATCAAGTCCTTCAATGATGTAAGCAGTTACCCGTAATATTGGCTGAGAAAATGCCCACGCCAAACACGCAAGGCCAAGATCACGGGATTGTTTAAGTGCTGATTTTTTAAGCAACGCATGAAGTTCTAATTCAACTGCGCTTTGCTTAATAGCGATAAAAGCACCAGAGAATTTGCCATCAACCCATGCTGAAAGATAGGTGACATTTGGGTGTTGAATTGGCACGGCGGGGCGATGGTCATGCCCAACTTTTGTGATATAGGGGTCAGAATAGACCTCTACCAAATGCTGTTCTGTAATGCCAACCGTTACCATCCACAACTCCTATGTAGGGAAGGCCGCTGGATGCCAGATAGACTCAGCGGTTTGATTTTCGCACAAATTGACAAAAGGTCAATCCTCATACTCTCTGTCTTCCCAAGCCTGACAAACCCGCATATCGTTGCAGATGAAGTCCAGCTTTTCGCAATGGCCCCTAAAACCTGCGCCCTTGTCATAGGCCGCCAATGGGATTCTCTCAATCCGCACTTGGGTCATGAAGCTGTTGTCGTAATAATCACAGTTTGAACAATGTTTGCGCCGTGCGTCTTTTTCATCACACTGCATCGCCTCTGCCAAACCCACGTAAAACTCTTTATTGGCCCCAGGTTCATTGGTTGGCATTTCAGGGCCATAGTTCCAATCTTGAACTGCAATAGCGTAGTTCTTTTTGTTTTCTGCGTTGGTGATGAATTCCTCATCCATCGGCAAGCCCATGAATCCCTTGGGCATCATCATAAATTTGTCCATGTTGTTCTCCTTAAGTGATTTCGCGGCCTGATGCGCGGATGGTAAGTGATGTGGCGGCACTTGCGACTGTGGATATAAACCCGCTTGGTTCAATTACTTGACCAACCAATTCAGGGAAAGTGTAAGTTTCATCAGGCGCAAGACTTCGGGTATCCACAATCAAGTTGGATGTTGCCGCCGACCCCCCACTGATAACCAAATTGACGCTAATGGTCACATTACCTGCCGTGGTATTGGTGGCGGTGAACTTGTCAATAATGGTTTTGCAGTTAGTGGCTGTGTATTGCGTGGTCTGTGTATTTTCAGCTTGTTTGGCTGGAATCAGAACTTTAACTGTTACTGTCATGTCTACTCCTTAAGTGGCTTCTGCGCCACTGGCAATGATGGTCAATCCAGTTGATACGGCCTGAATTTGAATGGTGTCACCAGCATTAAGCACTTCAATACCGTTATATTGCAATGCATTAGCTAATGGGACGGGCACATCGTACAGAAAAGCATTTGAAGTTCCAGCCGTACCTGCTGATGGCACTAAAAACACACGAACATTTATGTCTGCGGCAGTCGTGTTGGCAATGCTAAATTCTTTGAGCAAAGTTCTGGTTGCCGCTGGAACTGTGTAAAGCGTAGTCACGCCAGTGGTGATGGCGGCTTGGCCTAATTTAACTGGGGTGATTACATCGAAAGCCATGTCAGCACCTGATTTGATCGGACCCTTGGGGTTTGATTTGCGTATGGCAAGATGCCATTCACATCGTGCGCCAGTTCTACATTATTACGCACAGGGGCAAGTGCTAGCAACTCCAATGATTGCGCCAACCGCGTCAAAGCATCCAATGCCTGTTGCACCTTGGCATTCATCACTGCATCTTCAACCGCAGTATTTTGCGCCAGTGCAACTATCTGTGCCAGCGCCTCATTTGCCGTAGCCGCCGCATTGTCTGCTTGAAACTCAAAATCAGTTCCAACAATGACTTGCAATGTGTCAACCGTAGAAAAGAGCAACTCAAACTGCCTGATCTGCTGTTGGTCAGTCAGGAACTCAGCAAGTTGGTCTCGCGTCAAGTTAAGTTTGCGGGAAATGGGGGCGGTTGCCATCAGTATGCCAATGCCTCGATCTGTGCTTCAAGTCTCACATAGGACACATGGGCATCACTGTCACCACGGAAACGCTGAATGCGCCAGTTCCTCATGTGCCCCTGCTGAAACCAAGCCAGCCGCTTTTTAGTGTTGCCAATCGTGCCAACAGAGATAAACCGTTCTTGTGAATAGGCTTTGCCATCCACGCTATAGCTGGTACTGATTTGCGGATTCTTACCATTGACAACACTTCCCGTCAAACTAACCAATTCCAACTCATTGAACAAAGCACCATTGCTTTCGTTGTATACGATCATCGTGCCAAATTCCCAGCGCACTTGCTGGCCCCAGTGACTTCCAATGTCTTGCACCAGATAACCAATATTGGTGCTTTGCGGGTCACCCACCATCCACTTATCGTAGACCCACACCATGTTGCGTGCCCTATATTGGGCAATACCATCCAAAGTAGTTACCAAGACGAACCAAATGGGGGTTTGCAAAGCCTCAGATGCACTTGCGTCATATACCAAAGTTTGGTCAGGCAGATGCACATAAAGATGCTGGTGGTTCTTATCGTTCCTAGCCTCCAACTTCACCAAAGCCAATTGAGCTTCTGTGTATCCTAAAAGGATGTTGTCAATTTCTTGTGTACTTACTTTTTGATTGGTTGCCGCCGCGCCGATGTAAATGCCAGGGGCTTCGTTACGCCCACTACCCAAAAATGCAATGCGCTCGATAAAGACACAACACGCCTGTGTACCAACAACACCTTTTTGCAACTGTGCGCCATCAATTCTTGCAAACGGGAATAACTCACCGCCCACGTTATCGAATACCTCGACTGTGTTTCTGTTCAGTGCATAGACCTCATTTCGTAGTTTTAACAAAGCCACCACAGGGTCAGGGTCAACCTCTGAACTCCCGTACTTCAACGGATTAACTTGGGTTGGGTCGGTCAACTCTGTGACGATCAAGAACTCGCCATCTGTGGTCATAAAGTAACCATCTACCCAGCAGAAATCAAGCACCGTACCCAAGTCAGGGTCTGTGACTTGAGTCAGGGCTGTGCCACTCCAGTAATACAGTCGTCCACCAGATGCAATCGCAAGTTGGTCAAAGCTGTAGTCAAAGGTTACCAATTGGTCGGTTGGGCCACCAACATCACCCAATGTGGTCACTGTGCCTGTGCTGTTTATCTCGACTAACTTTGTGCCCATCACCCGATACAAACTGCCTTGCCAGTTGATCCCGCCACGATCAATGCCTGGGCCTGTGCCGTTTGACACAATGCCATCACCTGGGCGCAAAAAACCATTGCTGATGCCTGATTGTTTTGGCACAGGCACAAGATTCACTGGGTACGATGTACGCAGTTCAGGTGTGTTGTCGGTGTAAATACCGTTCAGGATAGGTATTTGCATTACTTCTTCGCCTTATTACGGGCTGAAATTTTCTTTGCCTTGGCTTGTGCGTCAGCCTTGGATGATGCGCCCCAAGCCCTCAAACTCAACAGCAATCGTGTGGGTTCACCATCTTTGTATTCAGGGCCAGGATTGCCACCCATACGGGCCAAGAACGATGCCCTGCGTGGATTGTCACCAGACTTGACTGGAGGCTTTAGATTCATGCCTTCTGCTTTGGCAGCGGCACGACCCTTGGCGTTCAAACCACCCTTTGGGTTCTGACCTTCTTTGCGTGCGTAGGCTGGAGTTTTCATCGAAAGCTCTTGATTTTTTCTGCAACCTTCTTGGGCTGCTTTGCAAACTGCTTGCCAGCTTTTGTAGCCTCACGCTTTGCTCGTGTGGTTGCTGCGTACTCTGCTGGGGTCAGAGCTTTGATTGCGTTGGCAGGCAGATACCTTTCGCCCGTTTCCGACGATG